CATTTATTATATTTCAATACCTCTATTACTCTTTTTTTAAACTCTGGCCAGTACTTCAAAATTGATGGTCTCATAAAAGGTCGTGGCATTATATTCACTTGTCTTATTCCTCTTCCTTTGAACTTCGCAGCTATTGCCTCCCATTCTTTGTACTCAGGCACTTGGTAATTCGCACCCGTGCCAAATTCGTGATATGCTGCGTAATCAACCTCAGCAACTAATTCATAAACTAAGAAATCCTTTTTAGCAAGTGAGATTGAACCTCTTAACCTACCCTTTGTGGAATTAACTACATCATTGTCAACTGGTGCAAGTCTTTTCGCCATTTTCTCCATTTCAACCCCTGCTGCACCAAGTTCCAAGTCAATCTCAATAGCAGCATCATTAACTTTATTCTTATACTTTTTAAGAATATTATTAATTGCTCTATCTGAAACCTCTATGTTAAATCCTTTAGCCATTATATAACTACTTGCCTATATTGGTGATAATTCAACCCTTCCCATGAAGGATATTGCGAAACAGATTGCCTTGGATCAGCATTCATCTTCTTGCCCCTATTTTCGTACATCCACGAAACAAGCGTTAAAATGTCATTCCTCAAATCATTTGGAAGTGTACCATATCCTGCCTGATATGTGACAGTATAGGTACCTGGGATGTACAACCATAATTTACCGCCTATCACCTCATAGTCATCATTCACAGTCAAAGCCTCATTGTCATTGATACCCTCTTTCATTGTCACGCTATTAACGCAGACCAAAGGAGAATAAGGCAAATCAATTATCCATACTTTAGGATTCTGACCAGTGCATTCAACATTGGCTTGAATCAACTTATTTGCAAATGACCTCCCCGTTAATTTCTCAAGATGTTGCCTCGCAGCGGAAATCAGATTATCAATTAAAGTATCATCAGATGTGTAGTCAATTCTCATCCAATTCTTAGCATCAGTCCTGCTCACAGGCTCTGCAACGGCATCGGCTTGAATAACTACGCTATTTATGTATACCATTCGTATGCTTTTTCTTTGAACCAAGTTGAGAATTGACTAAGTGCTTCTCTCGGATCGTGTTCTCTGCTTCTTGCTTTTGCTTTTCTTGATGCTCCTTGATAGGCTTTTTCTTCATCAAGTTCAGTAATTCTTCTGACCCATTCCTTAACATCGGTTCTGTTTTTAATGTAAATACCTGCTTTACCGCAGTTTTCCTTTAAACCATCTGCCTCAGTACAAATCACAGGAATACCGCTTGACATTGCCTCCGTTGCCGTTCTTCCCCATGATTCATAGTTTGATGGCATAAGTAAAATACGAGTCTGTTTGTAAGTCTCAAGTATGTTCGGATTATTTTTCACATATACCACATTTGGCAGATTTTCGGTTACTTGTTCATCGTATGAACCAAGAACACCTAAAAATCGTTTATGTGGCATCGCACGGGCAATATCTGCAAAGACCTTACCCCCTTTGTTCTCGTTTAAGTTAATTAGTGTAATGTAAGTATTCTTGGAAGTGTCAGTATTAGTATCGTAATAACGATAGTCGCAAGGAGGGGTTAATACAAAATTAGGGAAATTGTAGTTCAATAAGGATTTTAGCCAAAAAGAATTATAAATGATATGTTGTTTATTCTCAGCATCAATAATTTCAGGGTACGGATGAGAATTATGAATAAGGTGAAATACTGGTTTTCGATAAAGTTTAGCGGTGTGAATTGTCCACCTTGTATAATCCAAGTGGGTGAATACTACATCTGACCATCTCATTAGTCCTTCAATGACATTTGAATTCGGTGGGAATACATCAATACCATCGAAAACATAATTGTTGGTTATTTTGTAGTGGTTGGCTTGATGTAGTAATATTTTAATATGGTGTCCTTCTGATTGTAAGTGCTTTAGTATTCCATGCAACATATATTCAGCACCGCAATTGTGTTGAGGTGGGTATAAATGAATGGATGCGAGTATATTCATAGTATTTTATTTGCTGATGCGTTAAATATATCGGTATAATCAGCATAGTGATTCCAAAGTGGTGATTCATGTGGTTTTTGCCACGCAATCATAGGTGAAACGATGTAGCTTTTACCTCTTGGGTGTATATTATCCTTGAGCCAATCATCAAACATCTGTGTAGTGTCTTGGTACGCCTCACAGAGTGCTTTAGCGTTATTAAAGCATACTGCGTGAGTTGTCCATGCTCCAAACGTGCGGAATAGATTATCAGAATGCCTTTGTATTGGTGCAACAAGATTTGCTCCAAGATAGAGCATATCCCAATCACTTGGCATTTGATTTATTGCATCGTGCAAATGTGCTGAATCCTTCAAATAAACATCATCTTCAAAGAACCATAAAATACCATCACTTTGTGAAGTGATGTGCTGCATTGATAAGTTGAATGATGTTTTCGCATCATCATTCTTTATAGCGTAAAATATATCAGCATCAAAACCATGAGATAGTAGATGGTTGTATGCCCCTTCTGTTCTTGGTGAATCGTGTGTAGTTAGTAGTATAGTATTCATAAAAATAGGGGAAGGCTTTTACACCTCCCCCGTTATTTAGCAAGAAACAGGATTTAGATTGCTCCGTAAACTGCTGCGCTTGGTTGGAACTGAAGAAGTTCACAACGAGCCTCGCATCTGAAAGTGATGAGATTCTTGATGAAGTCATCTTGGTCGAACTCGGTTGACCTTACTGCAAGACCAGATTGTTGAGCAATGGCAAACTTTGTAGTATCCATTACATAAATCTTAGATGCAGTTACAAGGCTATGAGGAATAACAGGAACACCTGCGATACGAACATTACCATTGAGATCAATTGTCATTCCACCAGGTACAGAATAATCAGAACCTTTGGTTTTCAAAAGTCCTGCCCAACCTGCATGAGTTGTCAAAGCGAGGTTAGCAGTCCAATTGGATGCACCCAATTGAGCGAGGTAATCGATAAACTTCTCGGCAGTGTTAGCACCTGAAGAAGAACCTGCGGTAGCAGATGCAGCGATAGCGTTCAGATAGTAAGTATCTTCAGCCTTTTGGAAATCTTCGATAAGAGACTGCTGCAAGTAAGCTTGCAAGAAAGGCAAATCATCAATCATCTGACGGCTAACCTTGGCGTATCCTGCGATGAATGACAATGCAGTATTAACCACAGTTACGTCATAATCCACCTGAGCCTTAGCAGAATTTTCCGATTGTTTGCCAAACGAGCCTTCTCCCACGGGGGTATTACCACGTGGGAAAGATACTGAACCAGTGCTTACAGGGATGATGTTGAACACACTGCGGAGGTGCGGATTCACGAATGAACGCAAAGCAGGATTGTCAACATAAGATGTGTAAACAGAACCAGTCAGGTTGTTTGAAATGGTCATTGTGCCTACTGCTTTCAGGTCAAGGTCTGCTGAGAAACCCTTACCATTTGTACGTGCAGCATTTTTGATTTCGTTGTAACCTTTCTCTACAACATTAGCAATCTCAGCTTTGATAGCGTTGATATGCTCTGCGTAAGAGGTTGCAACCTTGCTCTCAGTCTTTGCATTGATTTTACCCAATGCTGCCTTTGCTTCAAGGGCATCTTTACGAGCCTCTTCCAAAGACTGATTGTTTTTTACCAATTGCTCATTGATTTGCTCAATGCGTGTTTCGAAGGCTTTAGCAGCCTTTTCGTTTTCTGCTGAAACGGCAGCTTTTTGCTCTGCCAACTTGGATGCAAGAGCATCCTCAAACTTTTTTAATTCTTCCATTGTTAAATGTTTTTTATTATGTTTATAAATGAGTCCACTGGCACTTTTATCTCTTTTCCCTGCTCTTGCTCTTTTTCAGTAGCAATCGTGGTACTCATTTTTTCAACCGCCTGTGCGAGTTGTCTGACTTTAATAAGACAAAGTTCAATCGTTTCATCAGTGACATCACTATCACGGATAAACTTCTCAAAATTACGAATAGTATTTTTATATTCGGTAATCTCAGTTATTGACTTCATATTCACAATTGGGGTAGCTTCATTTGCACCCCAAGCGGTGAGTGAAGAACCTTCAAAAAGCATCACCTCATGAATCTCATTCGCTTCAGCGTTCTTTTGCTCCCTTAATATTCTGAATCCTATTGAATGCTCTTTGATGAGGTCTGATTCAACCATCTTGATGAAGTCCTGACCAAGTTTGTGAGTACCTATCTTTGAACGATAGTACAAGCCGTATCCGTCTTCTTTTAGTTCAATAATTTTACCAAGTGGCTTACTCGGATCATGGTTCATAAGATGTTTTACTCTGCCCTTTGCCTCTGGCCCCCAGTCTTGGATGGAACGTTTAAATGCTCCTGGCATCATTATGTCACCATCGGAGTCCACATTTCCAAATGCGGAGAAATATCCTGTAACTATACCTTGTTTAGCATCAACATCCTTGATGTCGATTGACTGATGTTTATAATTGTATATCATACTTTTTTTATTGTCTATTTGATTTAACTTAGTTATTGCCCATTCAATCCCTGCATCACCACCCCAAGCATCCCACATGATACCACCGCATCCCTCATCATAAGGCACATCTTTATTCTGCTGATGCCTTTTAAAGGATGCCATCCTTGCTATTGTGTCACTTGAAACTCTTTCTCTCTTTGCTAACTGATTGGCTCTTGCCCATCCAACAGGAGTACCACAATCACTGCCATTCTCTTCCTTGTACTTTAATGCTCTCTTTGCATTATTAGTTGCAGCCTCTGGGTAATCGTTGTAGGTTTCTTCTTTGTACTCATTCTCTTCCTCTTCAAGATATTCAGCGTATGCCCTTGCTGCATTCGATTCAGATGTAAATACGCATTCACCATCTCCAATTCTCCAATTTCCGTTTTCGCACCTTGTTATCGGCATTATGATATAATTTGAGGTTCATTTAATCTTGGTTTCCTTAATAAACGACCATTGGCATCACGCTTGGGGATGAATCCAACCGTGCAACGGCAATTGATTGTGAATCCTGGAGGTGCAAATATTCCATTACTTTCATCACTTAATTGACCAGGCTGCATGATTACCACAGGCTCACCCTTTTTACCCGTGGAGGTGAACGGCTCTTCAAACGGAACTACCTTCCCATCCATCTGCACGTGGTCAAATTCATCTTCAGGGATTCTGCGTGTCCGCTTATCCCTTGCTGAAATCCATTCTTTATCTACATAAAATCCATGCGCCTCCGCTCCTTTCATTGCTCCTATGTTGCTTGAGCGCATTACCTCAGTTCTCACAATTCTCCTTGCCCTCATGGCTGAATATGCGAGGTTCTCATCAGAAAGGATTAGTTTCACAATCTCATCCACGCCTAAACCTTCTTCGATTCCTTTGGTCACGATGTCGTTCAGTTTCTTCTTAGTTGTTGAGGTAATATCAGCCACCAAGACAAATCCCTGCTTCATAAGAAACTCAAGTACCGCATCAGTCCACTCACGATTAAATCCAAAGGTTTCAGCCTTTTGGGATTCAATCCGCAATGCCCTATAAACACTATTGCCAAATAGTAAAACAGATTCTTTATAAAGTGATTCAAATATCTTTAGCATTTCCTTATCCCACAAATCCAAGCCAAGCCGTGAACGTGCAGCATCAATTCCGATGACTTCGATGTCACGAGCGAAACGCTTGAAAGTATTCCAAACAGATTGCTGAACCTGCTCAAAGTACTTTTTATCAAGACCTGCTCTGAGTCTCTCCGTTTTCATCCAGTATTCCTTCCTCTGCTTTGCGTTCATTTTCTAACTTTAGTTTATATGATGCCCGTAGCGCATCCATCATCCTCTTCTCTATCAAGCAATTACGTTCTGCCTGTGTCTTTGGGTATTTCTCATATACCATTTCCATTATTGTCATCTGGAACAGTTAAATCCATCATTGACATCTCAAGTGGCATCATGCCTCCGCTTACATATGATGATGCATAAGCACCGCCTTTCTCTTCATAACCCATCGCAGTCCTCTTCTCATCAAATGTCAGCCAATCGGCTTGTTTAAGCTGAGAAACCATCTTCTCCATGTCAGATTGGAGTTCTGGCAGTGCAGAGATATCGAAATCAATGTAAACGTTTTCACCGAACCTTGGAACGAGCCATGCGTTCAACTCATCACGTAACTCAGCACAAAGCGGTGCAATGGTGTTAGTAATAAGGTCACGCATACCATTGGTGTAGTTGTTATAGCTTGAGGTGTCAGTATCGAACAATACGATGGGCATACCAAATACCCGACACCATTGATGCAAAGTCATTTGCAGAGTCTTCACAAGTTCCATGTCAACCGATGACAAACCGAAATTGAGGTAGTTGTAAGGGTATTGCATCACTCCAACTGAACCTTTGTTATCCGTGCCGTTAATTCGCTCATTGATTGCACGTTGGATAATTGATGCCTGTTCGGGTGTCATCTGAGGGATATTGTTATTTACAGGCTGCGGAACAAGCGCACCCTTTGCACCACCATTTTGTGTCATCTTAGCTGATGCATCGGCTGCGTTGTTTGACATCCTCAAGAGTTTCCACGCTGAACGGAGTGGAGAAACACCTCTAAGGTGTGAACGAGTTACATCGTTAAAATCTGGGTTCCAAGATTTCCAATGGCATACATTTGCCTTTGGGATGTTGATACCTTGAGCAACCATGAGTTTATACCCCAATAACCCGTAAAGGTCATTCGGATCAGGGTAAATCTCAAGGAATTGAGTCGGCAATACGTTAAGTTCAAGGAATTTCCCATTCTCTATGTTACCATCGTTCCCATAGATGTTACCCTCACCGCTGAGAATTCTGTAACCGAATAAGTTCTGAAAGAACTGGTCTTGTGCCTGTTGTGGATTTGGTCGCTCCAATAACTTCGCCAACGGAGTTCCCGTTACCATATTTTCCTCATAGGCGTTCTTCCGCTCCATCAAGGCACGTTCAAACGCTCCCTTGTTGTGCAGACCTTTAGATAGTTGCTTATAACGCTCTAATGATGTTTTCGCCTTCTCACCTGGCTTCATCTTGTAGACGTACCAAGGGATTGACCCTGCTTTTCTCGCAAGGAATGTCACAATGGAGTAAACATCTGAATTGCCCATGTAACCATCATCAACATACGCCTGTTGATAGTATGGCTGAAGTACAACACCATTAACGGCTTGAACTTCACGCTGCGCTCCGATATTTGGATTAAGTCCTTTTTTCTTGAATATATCTAAAATACCCATATTGTTATATTATTCCCCAGGTTAATTGAGGAGCGTTTAATTTCGTGTATACACTATATCTAAGTCCGTCAATGGCGTGATCCATGAATTTCACAGGCTCATCCAATCTCTTACCATTCTTGTCAGTTTTCCACTTGTAGTTTTTAAGTTCCTTGATAAGATTGGCTGAAGTATCAAGCACAAAGAACGGCAAAGATTTTATCTTTTGTATCCCAACAAAGACATCTTTGTTTGATGGCTTTGCATTGAACCCATTACGCACAAGTTCCTCAATGGTCTTCGGCTCGGCAGAATCGCAAAATATCTCATCATAAGCTGAAATGCCGAGATTCTTAATCCTATCTACAAGATCATTGGTGGTTAGCTTAGTTTCATATAGCATCTCCTCTGCGTAAATCCCACCATCATAAAATACAACTTTAACCATTGCTGATGGGTTGTTAAAACCAAAGTCAAGTCCGTAAACCGTCTCACCTTCAGGCATCTTCGTTACTGGCCTCCAATGGGTATAAACTGTGTCATTCTGATTACCTTTCTGCCCTAATCCGTAGACAAGCCAGTAATTCTCATCAGCATCTTTGAGGCGTTCTATTTCAGCAACGAGTTCCTTCGGCAGAAATGGATTGTCTTTGTAAGTGGTGATAAAGAAATCAGCATCATCTCTTGGAATGACTTTATCGAACACCCAATGGTACTCATCCGATGGATTATAATCAAGAACGATTTTACCCTCCGTTCTCATGGTCAACTGCACCCATGCCTCATAAGACATTTCGGTACACTCGTTCATGAATAGGTAAGTTCTCTTCCTACCCCGTATTTTATGCGGTTGGTCAACGGAAACGAACTCAACCAGGTTTCCATTGAGATTGTAAGTCTGCTCGGTCTTATTGTGATTCGACTCATCGTAAATACCCATTTTCAGCAGGATTTCAATGAAATCCCTCAGAACCGACCCCTTGATACTCGGAAGTGACTGCCTCACAATCGAAAGCGTTTTACCCCTTTCTTGGAGGAGTTTTATGACAAACCACAGAATTATGTTGTACGTTTTACCGCTGCGTGATCCACCCTGCATCACAGTGATACGGGAATTCGAATCCTTGAGGATTTCGAATACTCTACTTGTTTGTATTTTCAGCGGTTGCCCCATTGATTATTTCTACAACTAATCCTGATAAATTTCCTTCGATTGTCTGCTCAACTTTCTTTACTGGTTCGCCCAAGTAGTATTTCACAAAGAGTTTAATGGCTTCCATATCCTTCTCCTTTATCTTTTCACCCCAAGCCTTGAAGGCATCAGGCTCGAAAACAGATAATTTCTCCATCTGCTCCTCTTCATCCATCCTCTTTTTTCGACCCGCTCCAGGTCTCTTCCCACCCCATCCTTTAACGTTGCTCATGATTATCAGTTTGTTTATTCAAGACTATTGCATGCATATCGTGTGTAAAGCCTTTTGAGTCCACTTCTTGCCTCTCAAATATCCTCAGCTTAACCCAACCATCATCTGACTGCAAAGTGTCTAAATACGCCTTAAAATCCTCTACAAAGACATTGAGCATTATGCTATTGTCTTTGGTGTTATGCCGTATGTAAAAACCTTTCTTTGCCATTTAAACAAAATTAATCAGATTTAGATATTTATGGCGAAATATTTTTTGTAGGGTAACTTGGGTAACTTGGGCAACTTCAAATGCGGTTCTATGAAGTGCTATAAAAATCACGCGTTATATATACTCTCTATAATATAATATTCTATAACCTTTTATAGGAATTTATCTTACCCAAGTTACCCTAATACGCTGAAAGCCTTATCTACATTGAGTTTGAGTAGGGTAACTTCGTCAATTTACAAGTTACCCGAAGTTGCCCAACCTACCCTATTTTGGCATAATTTGGTATTTTTGTACACCATTTTTCTTTTTTTGCTCATAGCCAACTTCTTTTAATACGATTCCAAGTTTCTTTGATCCTACTCTCAATTTCATTTTATCCATTATGATTGAGACTATTTCCGTATTTGTTAAATAGCTATAACCATCATGAATTGTTGGATTGTGAAACAATTTTTCCAAGCACTCTTCTTCAACTGATGGTTCAGAATTCCTTGCATGGGTATACTCTTTCATTAAGTCAATCATTTTATCAGTAAGCTGCGCTTCATAGCCTTTTTTGTGCATATCGTACAATTGACCAAAAAGCTGCTCTTTATCTATACTATTATATAGTTCATAATCAAATTTTCCAATAACCTCTAATACAAGTATTCTGCGATTGCCTGTAATATCATTAAGTATTTTAGTTTCATTGGTAGTGGCACAAAGGGATGCTATACGTTTCATTTTGACGTTTTGTCTGCCGTACGGCTCTCTGATATCAAAATGAGGTGCTGAAAGTAGCCTTTTAATTAGTTTAGCATCCTCTTTAGCCTTACCGCTATATTCATCATCAAGAATGAGTAATTTTTCGCACATGAGTATTTGGTCATCCTTACCATTATCCAATTGTGACAGACCAAAATACCTTGATAATTGCTTTGGTAGTAATT